GCACGCCCAGGGGGACGCTTCGGCGCATTTATCTCGAGGGGCCGCCGCAGCACAAGGACCCTGCGAGGTTCGTCACGCAGGTCGCCCTGCCGCTCGAGGAGGATGAGTAACCGGATCGCCTCCGCGCCGCTTTTTGACGTCAAAACATTTGACTTGCTCTTGACAAGCCGCCGCGATGATGTCATAATATTTCTCATGAAATGACATCATAATGTCAAACCCCGTCGAATTTTGGGGTCTGACCGCACCAAAGGGGGAATTTCCGTGGAAGAAGCCAAGGTCAAGCTGCTCGTCTACGCCACGCCGGACGAGCGGCGGCGCATCAAGCTGGCCGCGACGAAGCTCGGCATGAGCATGACGCAGTTCATGCTCGACACCATCATGGAGCAGGTCGCAAGCGTCGAGGAGCTGGAAAAGAAGGGGGCGGAGAAGTGAAGACCATCGCCATTATGAACCAGAAGGGCGGCACGGGCAAAACGACCTCCGCCATCAACCTCGCCGGCGAGCTGGTCCGGCGCGGCAAAAAGGTCCTCATCATGGACATGGACACGCAGGGCAACGCCACGAGCAACCTCGAGCTGACCGACGTCCCCGCCACCACGCTCGCGGACATCATCTGCGATAAGGACCGCCGCATCCCCGACGCCATCTGCCATACGAGCGTCGAACACCTCGACGTCATCCGCGGCGGCGCGCTGCTCGCCCCCGCGCTCACCGCCATGCAGGAGCTGCCCTTCGGCCGCGACATGACGCTCCGCCGCCTGCTCCCGCAGATCCCGCAGGACTACGACTTCGTGTTCTTCGACTGCTCGCCCTCGCTCGAGAGCCTGTTCAACATCAACGTCCTCGTCGCCGTGCAGTACATCCTCATCCCCATCAAGGTCGATAAGAACTCCATCGAGGGCTACAACGTCATGCTCGAGACCGTGCAGAACGTGCGCGAGCTGGTCAATCCGGACATCCGCGTCCTCGGCATCTTCATGACCGCCGTCGAGTCCGGCTCGACGCTCGATAAGGAGATGATCGCCTCCTTCCCGCAGATGCTGCCGGAGCTGGCGTTCCATAGCTACATCCGCAAGAACATCGACGTGAAGAAGGCGCCGCTGGCGCTCCAGCCGCTGTGCTTCTTCTCCCCCCGCTGCGCCGCGACGGCGGACTACGCCGCGCTGTGCGACGAAATGCTGGAACGAATGGAGGGCTGAGCATGGCGAGCAAGAAATCCCCGTCCATCTTCGGGACGCTGCAAAAGACCACCGAGGCCGCCAGCGCCGTCAACGGCGAGTTTGTCCGTCAGCTGCGCGTCGCGGACCTCGAGGACAACCCCATGAACCGCTTCTCGATGGCCGAGGACGAGCAGTTCCTCTCCACCGTCGAGAGCGTGAAAAAGGACGGCTTTTTGGAGGACATCATCGTCACCCCCGCCGAGGCCGAGGGCAAATACCGCATCGTCAGCGGACACCGCCGCGTCGCCGCCGCGCGAAAGCTCGGCAAGACGACCGTTCCGTGCAAGGTGCGCCATTATGAGGACTCCCTCGCCGAGCTGCGCGCGCTCATGGGCGCGAACCTGCACCGGCGCAATCTCTCGCCGTTTGACATGGCGCGCCAGCTCGAAACGCTGCGCGAGGTGCTCAGGAGCGAGGATAAGCTCCCCGCGAACGTCAAGGAGCAGTCCGCCCTCATGGCCGAGCAGACCGACCTCTCCCGCGCGACGGTCGAGCGGTACTTAGACCTCCTGAACCTCGACGAAACGCTCACCGCGTGGGCGGAGGGCGGCAAAATGACCATGACCGACGCCTACGAGCTGGCCCGCAGGAGCAATTCGCACCTCTACCCCGCCGTCGAGGAATTCGTCGCCAAGGCGGGCGAGACGGACGACTTCCCCGCCCTCGTGCATCGCGCCATCGCCTACGCGAAGGCCGCCGAGCTGCCTCCCGCGCCGCCCAAGGCCGCGCCGAACGCGCTGCGCAGCGTCGATTCCTTCGGCCGCGCCATCCGCCGCTCGACCGCGCAGCTGCGCACCCTGAAGCTCGAGGACGCGGACAAGGCGACCGCCAAGCGCAAGCTGGATACCTGCCTTGCGAACCTCGACGAGCTCAAGCGCACGGTGGAAGCCCTCAAAAACAGCCTCGACTGACCCCATTCGCACAAAAAAAGCTGCAAGCACCGCTTGCAGCTTTTTTCTATCCCTTTCCTCATATTTCTGCGCACATGCCCCACGCGAGCTCCAGCGCGCCCCCGTGCAGCGCCTCCGCGCGGTCGAGCGTCAGCGCCGCGCAGGGTACCGCCGTCACGGTCAGGTGCGCGCCCTTCTGCCGCGCGATGGCGTCGCGGAGCGCCGCCATGCCGTCCTTCTCCGGCAGCCGGCCCTCTTTCACCGCCGCCAGCTCGACCGCGTAGGCGGCAAAGTCCTCCGTCACCTCGCCCCGATCCGCGCCGCCGAGCGTGAAGGCCGTCACATCGGCGACCCCCTCCCGATCGAGCAGAATGGCGCTCACACGCGCGTAGCTGACGAGGCAGGAAGTGTGAGTGCCCCCTCGCGGCAAAACGCCGTGAAGGCCCCTTTAAATGCGTTTACGACCCCTTCGAGGCTCGCGCCCTCGCTCAGAACGACGCTCGCGGCGATATTCAGCGGCTTTTCGACCGCCGCGAACACCTTCGCGTCCGCGCCGATGGGCCGCTTTTCGTCCACGACGCTCTGCGCCGCCGCGACCGCCGCCGTACTTGCGGCTCTGCCGTCCTGCCCGACCGCGACGATGTCCACCGTCCCCGCGCCGCGCGCGAGGGGCAGCACGCGCACGCGCAAAATCTCCTCCACCGTGCCGCACCACGCGGCGTAATCGTCGGCGTTGCCGCTCGCGCCCTGCCGCTTGAGGCTCTCGAGCGCGCGGGAGCGCAGCGCTTCGTCGTCCTCGCCCGCGCGGCGCTCCACGCCGCGGTCGGCGCAGACCCTTGTGAGCCACTCGCCCGCCGCGCTCGCCACGAACGCGCGCTCCTCCAGGCCGTCGATCTCCGTGCTCCACAGCTCCGCGCAGCCGTCCGCGCTGGCGCGCAGGAGGTCGCCCGCGAAGCTGCCCTCGACCGTGCTGCCCGCACCCGTGTAGGCCGCCGCCATCGCGGCGAAAATTTCGTCCCTCGTCATGCCGTTTCCGCCTCCGTTTCAAAGGAATTGTACACCGTTTTCACGGTCAAGCGCACCGTCACGCCGTCCGCGCGGTGCTCGAACGAGAAGCCCTCCGCGCCCGTGATGTACGGGCAGACGAGCAGCGTCTCGGTGATGGTGCGCTGAAGCAGGCTCTCGCGGATGCCCGCGTCGCCGCTGCGCCCGAGCAGCGCGGCAAGCTCGTTGCCGTAGTCCGCGCTGTGCGCGGACTACCTCCAGCGCGCGCACCTCGCGTCCAGCGCGAGGCGCACCCACACCTTCACGGCCTCGTCTCCCTCGACCGTGTACGGCTCGCCATCGCGCAGCGCCAGCGCGCCGCTCTCCCAGTCCACCGCCCACTCCCGGAAAAGCGGGAGCGGGCTTTCGTTTGTCTCGGGGGCCGTCCCCCAATCGGGAAAAATCATCCTCTCTCCTCCCCTACTCCACAAAAAACAGCAGCAAGAAGCCCTCCTCGCAGGGCAGGAGCGCCAGCGTCCGCCCCACGTCCTCCGTGCGCAGGCTCATGCCCGCCGGACGGAACAGCCCCTCGCTCACCTCGCACCCGCCGACGCGCACCGTCAGCGGCGAGACGCCCGCGAGCGTCCCGAACAGCGCGCCGCCCCCGTCGAGGCTCTTCTCGGGCTTTAGCAGCGCCCAGAGCTCGCCGTATACGTTCATGCGTCTCCCTCCCACGTCAGCTCGGTGGTGAACAGCCCGCGCTCCCAGCGGTGCTTCACCGCCGTGAGCGGATACGCGCCGTCCAGTCCGAACTCCTTCCGGTGCAGCTCCACGAGCGCGCCGCAGCGGTACTTCAGGTCGCCGCGCACCGTCAGCTCGCCGCGCAGCGTTCGCCCGCGCAGCCCCGCAGCCGCCTGCGCCGCCGCGTCCCCGCTTTTGCCCAGCACCCGCTGGCGCAGCCCGAAGCGGGCGATGTCCTCGGCGATGAGAAAGCGCTCCCGCCCCGCCGCCGTGACGGTCAGCGCGCCGTTCTGAATGGAAATTTCGCGCTCCTCTCCGACCGCCTGTCGAAGAATGTCGAACGCGCGCACGCCCGCGCCCGCCACCAGCCGCTTCCAGCCCGCGGGGACCTCCAGCGTCCCCACGGGAAGGCTCAGGCGCATCGCCACGGCGCGGCAGATGCCCTCCGGCGAACCGGCAAACACACCGGACAGCTCGTTCGCCGTCAGATACAGCCCTCTATCGCACGCGACGAGCGTCACTGTTTCGACATTTCTCGACACCGCCTGCACCGCGCCGAGGAACACCTCCTCCCCCGCGTCGTCCAGCAGCCGCACCGCGTCGCCGAGGGCAAGGTTCTCCTTCGGAAAATAGCGGTCGGCCGCCGCCGTCAGCAGCACCGCCGTGAGCGTCGCCGCCGCGTCGCCGCGGCTCTTTTCCAGCGTCACGCTCCGCGCCGCCGCGTTGAGCAATATCCCGTTTGCATACAGCTTCACAGCACCAGCACCTTTCCGACCGGCAGCTTCCGCGGCTCGGTCACGCCGTTTTTCTTTGCGATCTCGCGCCAGCGTGTCCCGTCGCCGTACAGCTCGCAGGCGATGGCCCAGAGCGTGTCCCCGCGCTTGACCGTCCGCGTTTTCGGCAGCACCCGCTCGTCCGCGCGCGCCGTTTTCCCCGCGCTCCGCGCCGCGCCGCCGGTCTGCGCGTTCCGGTCGGACGCGAATTTATACTCGCGCAGCGTCAGCGTCAGCGTGATGTCGCCGTCGCCCTCGCGCAGCGTCTCGGTCACGTCCTCGATGAGGAATGCGTCGTTGATGTCGCTGCCGGAAACGATCAGGCGAACGGGGTCGCCGCTGTCCTGCCAAGCCTTCAAAAGCGAGAGCACCTCCGCGCCGTCCGTGCCGTCGTAGAACGGCGAGCGCTCCTCCGGCAGGAACGTCGTGAACGTCACCTCACGCAGCCCGCGCCCGCCCCAGAGGTTCACCGTTCCGCCCATCGCCAGCGTCTCCACGCGATTGCAGTTGGGGCGCGAAACGCGCAGCCGTTCGGGGTTGACTGTAAAGGTAAACTGCTGTTCACCGTTGTTGTGCCAAATCAAAATGGTCCGACTTTTCACCAAAATCCCCCCTATCGCACCCACGCCGCGCGGCGCAGACCGTCCAGCAGCTCCCGCGCGACCCGCTCGGCGAGTTCCGACGTGGTTTCGTGCAGCGTTTCCGCGTGTTCCGACTTACTTTCGTGCAGCGCTCCCCCGCTTTTTGCGTCGTGTTCCGACTTGGTTTCGTGCAGGCTTTCCCCGCTCCGCCCGTCGATTTCCGACTTACTTTCGTGCAGGCCGCGTTCCTTTTCCTTGTTCGGCGCGGCGTTTTTCGATAA